TCCGTCCGAAACTACCGAACCCACCATTCCGGCTCCCACCGAGCCGGAATGGGAACCCGGTACCATCCGGGCAGGTTACGGCGAAGCTGTGTATCGCACCTTTGAAGCAGGCACCCAGCTTAAGGTCATTGGTCAGTTCAAAAATTACTATGTAGTGGAACAGGAAGACGTTGATCTGCTGATTCACAAGGAAATGCTTCGTATGGAGGGTGAAGCACCCTTCGAAAGCTGGAATGGCTATTCCAAGTCCGGTACTGAGGTGTTTGACAATCCCTATATGCGCGGTGAGTCTGTCGCTACCTTGGATAAGAACACTCAGGTAACCATCCTGGAAAGTAATGGCGGCTGGGCCTACATCGAATGGAATGGCGGCAAGGGCTACGTTGACGCATCCATGCTCAGTAAGTGGCGTATCTCTGGTGGCTCTCCCAGCAGTGATAATGGAGACTCTGGAAACACGGGTGGTGGAAACAATGACGGCACTGATGTTCCCATTGGCTCTTTGACATCCGCTGAAGAATCCTTCCAGCCAAAGGTTCATCTGCTGGGTGTATACTACGGCCCCGAGATGGAAAAGGACTTTGAAAGTGGCATGGCTACCATTCTGGCAGATAAGACCGAGGGCTATATCTGCCTGCTGGTTAGAGGTGATGAAGTCAAGGTTACTTCCTATGACGATAACACCGTTACCATTTGGCTGGGTGAGGAACAGTATGCCGAGATCCCCCGCTTCCTTGTGAAGCTGGAAAGCGATGCAGCCTACGAATCCTGGACCGGTTATTCCAGATGGAACGGCATGATCTATGAGGAGTATCAGATGGATACAGAGAAGGTTAAGCTTTCTACCAACAAGCAGGTTACTGTTCTGGATGAAGTGAACGGCTGCTATGTGGTTGAGTATGAAGGCCAGATCGGCTATATGGAACCTGACAAGGTCAGCGATAAGAGAATCGTTAGCACCCCCAGTAATGACGATGGCGGTGGTTCCGGCGGTCCCGGTTCTACCTGGACTCCTCCGGCACTGTAATTCCTGATAAGAGCAATATAAAAAACCGCGCTTGCATTCATTTATGCAGGCGCGGTTTTGTTGCATTGAATTGGTTCACTTTAGTCGTGGACTGTTACTTCCGCTCCGTTGCAGAACACGAAGGTGATGCTTCCATCCTTATGAACGACGGCCTTTTCGACCATTACTGTCCAGATTGTATCGCACCATGCATCCATTACCTCCGGCTGTTTTTTGAGAGTGCGGATAAAAAGTCCAATGGATTTATCTTTCTGCTGGCAGCGAGTCCGCTCTGCCTGCAGACGATCCAACTCAGTGGAGGCTGCTTTGTATCGCTGGGTGAGAGCCTCGTACTTCCGAAGGTAGGTTTCCTGGGACTGTGCGGTGGCGGCATTGTCCTTAACCAAGGCTTTGACCAATTCAGCGACTACTTGGGTTTCTTCCAGCTGTGCTTCGATTTGGGTATCCAGATCGGTAAAATCGGTCAACATCTTACGCATCAATTCACAGTCCTCAATGATCTGCTTTCGGTTCTTCATCAGCTGATTGTATGCCTGGATGAAAAGTCGCTGTACGGTTTCGGTGTCAACTGCGGGTGTATTGCAACGATGCTCATTGCTGAACTTACTGTTACAACGCCAGACGGTGCGGCGGTACTTGTCTGTGGAGTGCCATACCTTCGAGCCATAGAAGCTGCCACAGTCTTCACATACCAGCTTGGCGGATAAGGTGCTTTTGCCGCTGTAAGCACCACCCAGTTCTTTACGTCGGGCAAATTCCGCCTGGACATGATCCCATTCGTCCGGCTCGATAATGTACGGATGGCTGCCTTCCACATAGTATTGCGGCACTTCACCATCGTTGGGTTTCATTTTCTTTTCCAGAAAATCCACTGTAAAACTCTTTTGCAGCAAAGCATCGCCTTTGTACTTTTCGTTGGTTAGGATACTGGTCACTGTGGTCTTGCTCCATGTTTCCTTTCCTCCGGGGGAAGGAATACCCAGTGACTCCAACTGTTTGCAGATTGCTGCCTGTGTCTTACCTTCCAGGAAAAGGCGGTAGATCAACCGCACAACTGCAGCTTCCTCTTCAACGATTGCGGGACGGCCATTATCGCCTTTTTTATAACCAAGGAAGCGTTTGTATGGCAGATGCACTTTGCCGTCCGAGAAGCTCTTGCGCTGACCCCAGGTGATGTTCTCCGAGATACTCCGGCTTTCCTCCTGGGCAAGGCTGGACATGATGGTGATGAGCAGCTCGCCCTTGCCATCAAAGGTGTAGATGCCTTCTTTCTCGAAGTAGCACTCCACACCGTGTTCCTTCAGTTTGCGGATTGTGACCAGACCGTCCACTGTATTACGTGCAAAGCGGCTGACGGACTTGGTGACGATCAGATCAATTTTGCCCGCAAGAGCATCAGAGATCATTTGGTTGAAGCCGTCGCGCTTTTTGGTGTTAGTACCGGAAATGCCCTCATCACTGTAAACCCGGACAAACTCCCAGTCGCTTCGGCTTTTAATGTAGTTGGTGTAGTAATCGATCTGGGCCTCATAGCTGACGAACTGTTCATCACTGGAGGTAGAAACACGTGCATATCCGGCAACACGTCTTTTTTGTGTGACCATCGCAGGCATATGGGTCAGTGGATTAATGGTAGCTGGGATTTTGGTTACTTTAGGCATTGTTCTTTCTCCTTTCCAGTTCCTTTATGCGGGCCGCAGCTTTTTTCTCATCTGTCCATCCCCGACTGCGTGAACGATCTTTCCATTCCCAAGTAGATTCAGTGCCGTCCAGGAAACGGTAGACCAGCGTATTCTCATTGCATACCAGAATGTTGGCAACTTTGCTCCGCAACATACCCTCTGTGAAGAAATGGGTGTTCAATGCCTGGGCTGTGATCTCGGTAAGAATCTCCTCCGGGATCTGCTTGGAAGGGCAGGCTGCTTTTCCTTCGGAATTAAAGGTAGTGCAGATCCAAACGCTTCCTCCATGGGTGTTTTTCCGTCTGTAGTGCTTACCACAATGATCGCAGATCAGTAAGCCTGTAAAGGGGTAGTGCTTTTTGGAAACTGGGTTCATGGAAAAACGCTTAGCTCGCTTTTCTTTTTCTTCCTGAACCGCCAGAAATGTTGCCAGGCTAATAATCGCCTCATGGGTTTCCTCAACATGGTATTTAGGGAGTTCACCATTGTTGATGCACTTTTTCTTTGTAATGTGGTTTTCGCTGTAAGTCTTTTGCAGCAGGAGATTTCCTGTATACGTGTAGTTGCTGAGCATCTTGGAAATAACGGAAACGCTCCAACGTTTCCCAAAGCGGGAAGGAATGCCCTCCTCGTTCAGACTGTTTGCGATTGCTGTATAACCCATTCCGGAAAGATAGTCAGCAAATATTCTCCTAACGAGGATGGCTTCCTCCGGTACGATTTCATATATACCGTTATTTAGCCGGTAACCCAACAAGATTCCAGTCCAGGGGAGTCCTTCTTCAAAATTACGCCGGACGCGCCATTTCTGGTTTTCGCTTGCCGATCGGCTTTCTTCCTGAGCATAGGAAGCGAGGATGGTCATCATCAGCTCACCGTCTGAACTCTGTGTATGGATGTTTTGCTCTTCGAAAAAAACATCCACCCCCAGTGCCTTAAGCTCCCGAACGGTCTGTAAAAGCGTCACGGTGTTGCGGGCGAACCGGGAAATAGACTTGGTAATGACCAAGTCTATTTTGCCAGCACAGCAGTCAGCAACCAACCGCTGAAAATCAGGTCTGGAATCCTTGGTTCCGGTTTTTGCCTCATCTGCATAGACACCGACATAGAGCCAGTCACTATGCTGCTGAATCAGGTCACTGTAGTAGCTGACCTGGGCGGACAGTGAATGGAGCATTGCATCCTTACCGCTGGATACCCGTGCGTAAGCAGCTACCCGTTTTTTCTGAATCAGTTTGGGCGCTTTCGGAATAACTGTAATCGTTCTTGGCATTATGCCACCTCCTTGTTGTGTGACATATTACCTCCGAGGGGATCGGATAGCAAGTTGTTACTCCGATATATACTACACGAAGAAATACCATACTTTTTGGCAATAATTGTATCAATATTGGCGTAGTCTTCTGGGGTAATGATCCCCATGGCGAGCATCCTTTTTGCCTGAAGCATGGAAGCAAGATAGCTTTCCAGGCGGCACCGGTAGTCCTTATTCATGGAAATCCTGCTCCTTTCTGAAGCGATCCGTAAAGTAACAGTCCCGGCTGCAATACTTCCGATTGCGATTTCCATACGCAGTAAAGGGTTCTCCGCAGCACACACAGGTAAAGCGGTATATCGCTTTCCGGTTTACTTCTTCAGGATGACTATTCCACCAGGCGGTACGGCAGGCATCTGAGCAGAAGATCTTCGGTTTCCGCTTGGGCGTGATTTTGATGGGCTTGCTGCACTGCTTGCACATTACTGCATTTTTTCCAGCATCTCCATCCAGACCGTTTCTGCGACAGAAGGACCGAACCGTATTGTTCGACAGTCCGAGCATTTTTCCAATCGTTACATATCCGGCACCTTGCAGCCGCATGGCGGTGATTTGCTGTTTCTGAATATCTGTCATATTATCGTCCTCCAATCTGAGGAAATAGCATCCTCACTCACCCCTGCGGATAAGGAATCCGATTTGGAAAAAATGAGCATAAAAAATAAGCCCACTAAGGAATTTTCCTTGGTGGGCTTAATGCTTAGTTGGGGATCTTCAGTTTCATGCCGACATAGATGGTGTTGGAAGTCAGTCCATTCAAGGTCTTGATTTCCTTGTAACGGCTGCCATTACCCAGATATGCCTTGGCGATCTCATACAGCGTATCACCCCGGACAACGGTGTGGACGCGATGGGTCTCCTCCGACTCAACAGCAGGAGCCTTTTCTGCCACAGGGTAGATCGCAACACCATCATCGGTGAAAACGCTGTAGCCGGGATTCTTATCCACACGCTTCTTTGCGTTGGAAAGGAAACGGTATGCACCGATCTGGCCCCGGTTGCCGTCTGCCCAGTTGCGACGGACACGGTAGTAACCCTCCGTCAGTCGTTCAGGGTATTCCTTCTCAGGAACCGGTGCAGGGGTAGGTTTCACTTCGGGTGTGGTTTCCTGTTCCGGAGTTGTACCCAGAGCGGCAGTTACCCTG